TTGCAGGTTGGGTAGTTCGTGATGCCAAAGAAAGGGGCAGATAAAGATATGAGTCATCAGGTATTGATTACATTTGACATTGACGAGAACAAGGTTGCCGAGAATGCGGAGAAAGAAGCCGGCCGGCAGATTGCAAAGGCCGTAACTGAAAGCGTATTCGGTACCGGCTATTCTGCAGAGAAAACCATGAAGCAGTACGTCAGAGACCAGATTGAAGAGATGATTAAGTCCCACAAGGACGAGATCATCCAGAAGGCAGTCGAGACTGTGGTTGAGAACCTGCACCGGACGAAGGCCGTAAGGGAAAGACTGGAGGATGAACTGAAATGACAAAGCATGAAGCGGCGCTGATGATTGGGCGGATCCTGGATGATGATTACGCCAGTTTGACAGATAGAGCCAGAGAAGCTTTGCAGATGGGGATTGATGCGCTGGAAGCAAGTAGCGAAGACACGGAAGCAGGACATAGTTGCACAGATGACTACTGTCCGATCGAGGGGGTGAGCGACGAATGAGAAGGAGAAGGAGTTCACAGACAAAGGCTAAAAAAGCGGAAGTAAAGGCGATGCTCCGGAACAGATACGACTATCTGGCTGGTGGCATGTCCGACAGACGAAGGCCGTCGCTTGGCGTAAAGTCTCAGTATGTCGTTCCGGAGGCAGCAAAGGAGCAGTTTCGGCACAGGCCGTATTCACTGAAAGGGGATCGGGATAATGGAGCTGAAGGTATGGGTATATGACGATAAGACTGACGGAGCGTATGCATTGACCGGATCCGTTTCGCTGCTGGGAAATATGCTCAACCTCCATATTTGTGAAAAGAATGTGGAACTGCGAATGGCAATGGACTGGCGCGACCTTGTGACTGTGTTGATGCGCGTGATAAACGATGCGTAGGAGGCGATTGGATGACGGCGAAGGAGTATCTGGGGCAGGTTAGAAAGCTGGATCTTGAGATTAACAGCATGATCAGATATAAAGAGACACTGCGGGATAAGTTGTATTCGGTATCCAGCGTGCCTTTCGATGCTCCGGCTATCATGCACAGCAGTTCCGGGGCGCCATTCGAAGCGCTGATCGCAAAGGTCGCCCGGGAAGAACGGAAGATCGTTAAGCGGATTGACCGGCTTGTCAGCCTTAAGAGCAGGATCATAGAGCAGATCAATCAGATTGATAACGCTGATTACCGTTTGATACTGGAACTCCGGTATCTTCACTACTACCGATGGGATCAGATCAGCGATAAGATCGGGTATGTGGAGCGGCATGTATACCGGCTGCACGGCCAGGCACTTGCGGAGTTTGCCAGGAAGTTTCTGTGAAGATGTCAGTAAATGTCAGTTTTGGATGTGCTATAATGATAGGGTCGAAGGCTGTACAGATCAGGAGCTCAGTGATGGGCTCCTTTTTACGTGGAGAAATGCATGAAGCATAATTTGAAATACAGGCTGATCGGCCAGAAACTGATAAGATCGCTGCCTGAGTTTGTAGATCTTTTGGACAGCGATGTCAGGATCGCGTATCTGTCCAGCCAGAAAGAGAAAAAGAAAAATCACAAGATCGTATTCGCAGAGTGCCACAAGGTCGAAGAGACATATTCCTGGTGCTGTAAATACGATTTTTTTATTGTTGTGTATGAGCCGAACATTGTTGACTTTACAGAGGAACAGCTCAGGATCCTGATCAGGCATGAGCTCCACCATGTCGGTATTGAGTACACGGATTTGGGTTTGAAATATTACATTGTGCCGCATGACGTCGAGGAGTTCTGGGAAATCATCCACGATCATGGGCTTGAATGGAGTGAGGTGAATGCCGCGAGGGGACAACCCGAATAGCAGGAAGAATTTAAAAAGGTTAAGCCCGAAAGAAGCTCGAGAGAACGGAAAAAAAGGTGGGGTTGCCTCGGCAGAGACGCGAGCCGTATATAAGTCCCTGAATGCCGATCTGCGCGAACGCTGTACTCCGGAACGGATCGGGAAGATCAATGAGCGGCTGCTGTCGATGGCGGAGCATGGGAACCTGAAGGCATACGAGCTGATCCGGGACGGGCTGGGTGAGAAGCCGAAGGAAGTCAATCTGGATATGGATGACGGGATCGAGGTGATCAATGATGCGCCGCCAGGTTAAGATATCGGAGATCGTAATCCCAAAGTATCTGCAGATCTTCAACAACCGGAAATATAAGCACATCATCTTAACATCAGGCCGTGCCGGAACTAAGTCCAGCTTCGCAGCCATCCGGGCAGATTATCAGATCATTTCTGATCCTGGTGGTAGCGTGGTCGTCCTGCGTAAGCATCACAACAAACTTAGGAAGACTGTATACAAAGAGATGCTGCGCGGCCTTAACCGGCTGGGTGTGCCGAAGAACCGCTTCGTGATCACGAAGAGTCCGATGGAGATCCGGTATAAAAAGCATGGGACAACGATTTACTTCTCCGGATCCGATGGCATTGATGATACAAAGGGTATCATTGATGAGGACAAGCCGATCAAGCTGGTGGTGCTCGACGAGCTGACGGAGTTCTTCGATGATGGAGAAGGTGAAGACGAACTGGCAAACATCGAGGCGACGTTCATCCGTGGGAACCGCGCCGGGTTCCAGATGATATATCTCTATAACCCACCTCGCAATCCTAACGCGCCGATAAATCAGTGGTGCCGTAAGATGGAGCTGCGGCCTGACTGTATCCACATCCACACGGACTATAGGGATGTTCCGGTTGAATGGCTGGGAGAAGACCTGGTTGCTTCTGCGCAGGCTATGCAGGCAGCGGATCCGAAGATGTACCGCTGGGTGTGGCTTGGCGAAGCGGTTGGCGTTGATGAGCTGATCTACTACATGTTTGCCGATCGGAACAGGATGCGCCCACCGGAAGACAGACAGTATCAGATCGGCGTGATCGGCGGAGACTATGGCCAGCAGAATGCTACGACTTATCAGGGCTTCTGTATGGACATGTACTATCACAGGATGGTCGGGGCTGCGGAGTTCTATCACAGCGGCCGTGAGAGTGGCCACCAGAAGACGCCTGGAGACTACGCACAAGAACTAATCGAAATGGGACGCAGCATGCATGAGCAGTATGGCATCACCACGCTGTATCTTTACCTGGATCCGTCGGCGAGAGGCCTACAGGAAGAAATTAAGAGGGCGGCGGCCGTCAGCGATCTGCCGTTTATGCTGCGGGAAAGGGATGCAGTCAATGATGTGGCGCTGGGGATCAGCCGTGTGCAGAAGGCTTTGATCTATGACGTGCTCAGCATATCTCCGGATCAGCCGAACGCGGTCCGTGAGTTCGGGCTGTACGAGTATGATAAGAAATCAATTGAAAAAGGGAAGGAAGTTCCCGTAAAGGCGGATGACCACTGCATGGACGCGATCCGGTATGCGGTTATGGGAGCCTGGCGCTGGATTAAGCATTGGCTCCCGGAGGATGAAAAAGAGCAGGATCCCCTGGACGGGCTCCGGCTGGATCAGGGGGATAGCGATGACGATATTTGATTATTTCAATAAGCTGGGGATTGATACAACCGATGCCTCCTTTTACCGGAAGGTAGCGGAATGGAAAAGCTGGTACAACTCGAATGTCCCGCGCCATTCAAGCTATTGTGTGTATACCGGAAAAGGCGAGAAGGTTCGTAGGCGGCGGAAATCTCTCGGGATGGCAAAGATGGTGTGCGAGGATATTGCCGATCTGCTCCTGAATGAGAGGGTGGATATCGTGATATCCAATGAGGCCGCTTCGAATTTCGTACACCAGGTTTTTGCAGAAAATAACTTCTGGGTTCTGGCAAACGACTACCAGGAGCGGATGGCCTACTCTGGGACGATTGCTTTTATACCGTATCTGCGGGACGCTGAAACGGATGAGGATGGCAATGTATTGGATGCCAGCATCGGGATCAACTATGTAAGCGCCGGAAATATATTCCCGGTTGCATGGGAGAACGGACGGATCACGGATTGTATTTTCGCGTTTCCGAGAACGATCATGCGAAAGAAGTATATCCACCTGCAGCGGCATACCCCTGGAATAGATGGAGTTTACGTAATCGAGAATGTGGTAGTTGAATGTGGGAGCAGCGGGGACGCATGGAAGGAGCTGTCCCCGCAGGAATGGCGGCAGTTGAAGCCGTATGAGACTCTGGCCGAACGGGCTGTCACAGGTTCCGCTGAACCGCAGTTTGTAATCCAGCGTCTTAACATTGCGAACAACGCTGACCCTGATGAGAGTAACCCGATGGGGGTTGCTCTTTTTTCGAATGCAATTGACGTGCTCCGTTCGCTCGACGTTAAGTATGACAGCTATTGCAACGAGTTCGAGCTGGGCCGGAAGCGGATCTTCGTAGCGCCAGAGATGCTTCGAAATAGTGATGGTTCCGCAGCCTTCGATCCGGAGGACACCGTCTTTTATAAATTGCCTGATGATTATGCAGACAAAGATCAGAGTACTGGCATGATCCACGAAGTTGACTTACAGCTGCGCGTAGAACAGCACAGTAAGGCCATCAATGACGATCTCAACTATCTGTCTATGAAATGTGGCTTCGGACAGAACCATTACCGCTTTGAGGCTGGGCAGGTGCGGACAGCCACGGAGGTCATCTCTGAGAACTCAGACATGTATCGAAGATTGAAGAAGCATGAAATCATCCTGGATGCCGTTCTGCAGGAGCTTGTGCGGATTATCATCCGTCTGGGTAATGTGATCGGCATTGGCCTGCCTCAGCCGGAGGATGTGGAAATCACGGTCGATTTTGACGATAGCATTATCGAGGATCGTAAGGCCGAGCGGGAAACCGACAGAGGTGATGTGGCAATCGGTGCCATGCAGCTCTGGGAGTACCGGATGAAGTATTACGGAGAGGATGAGGCCACCGCGAAGGCGATGGTAAACACGCCGGAGGATGTGATTGAATGACACAGGGTGAGCTCGAAAAGCTTCCGGGTGGAATAGTCAGGGCGATGAACCGCCTGGAAACCCGCATCATGGAGGATGTGGTGCGTCGGATCCGGATTAACCACTTTTCAACAGCTTCTGCAGACTGGCAGATTAACCGGCTGATGCAGTTGGGTCTATCTCAGAAAGAGATCCGGAAATGGGTGCAGCAGGCGCTGGAGATTTCCGAAAAAGAGATCAACCGGATCTTTTCGGATGAGACCTATACCGAATATATGAAGCGCTCCAGGGCGTACGAGATGAGGGGCGTGAAACAGATTCCGTTCGATGAGAACCAGCGCCTTCAGCAGCTGATCGAAGCCGTTCGGATCCAGACGAACGAAACCTTCCGGGATATGTCAGGCAGTCTTGGTTTTGTGAAGGAGGAAGGACCCGGCAGGCTGAAGAACGTGGAATTGACACAGTTCTATCAGGAGACACTGGATGATGCCGTGATGGATCTGAGCTCCGGAGCGTTTGACTATAACACGGTTTTGAACCGCACGATCAACGACATGACCCGTTCGGGACTCCGTTGGATCGATTACAAGACCGGCCATCACAACCGGGTGCCGGTGGCTGCCAGACGCGCTGTGTTGACCGGATGGCGCCAGGTGCAGGGTGAGATCAGCGAACAGACGGCGCGCGATCTGGGAACCGACAGCTTCGAGGTGACCATACATGCAGGTGCCCGTCCGACACATCAGGAGTGGGAAGGGAAGATCTACACGAAAGAGCAGTTGATCAGCGTGTGTGGTCTGGGCGAGGTAACTGGCCTGCATGGAGCGAACTGCTACCACGATTACTATCCTTTCATCCCTGGCGTTGACATCCCGACTTACACGGAAGAACAGCTGAATGAGATCCACGAGCGTGAGAATACGCCGAAGGATTACTATGGCAAACAGTACACGACCTACGAAGCCCTGCAGCGCCAGCGCCAGCTTGAGACCCGGATCCGAAAGTACCGGGAGGATATCCACCTTCTTAACGAAGGGATGGAGGGCGTGAGCGGTGAAGAGGCTGAAAAGATCCAGAATGCCATCACCCTGAAGAAGGCGAAGTGCAAAGGACTCATGCAGCAGTATGTGGACTTCAGCGACAAGATGGATCTGCCGATGCAGAAGGAGCGGATCTATCAGGATGGGCTGAAGGCGAATATACCGGAAAGAGATTTTTCAAAGGTGGCTGCAGCAAGACCGAAAGCAAAAGCTCCAGAAGTAAACGCACCGAAGATAGAGGCACCGGAGGTTCCTGTATTTACTCCTGCCAAGACCATTGAAGAAGCACAGGAGTACGCTCAGCAGTATATCCAGAAGAACTTCATGGATCGCACCTTCAAGGGGCAGGCAATATTCAAGGGGATTTCTCTTGAACATGCAAATGCCATCAATGAAGCTCTTACGAACGTTTACGATCAGTTCCCGGATTTGGAGAAGCTATCCGGTATCAGTGTGGTATCGCCGAAGACTGCAGCAGGAAAGAAAGCATTCCCTGGTGGCGCGGATGCACTATTCTCCTACGATCCGATTCAGCACGGTATCAATATCAATGGTGCGGTTCTGAAAGATCCGAAAACGCTGCAGGCTTATATGGACCGTTCAAAAGATGCCTGGAATACCGTCATGGGCAACCTGGATAAACTGTCCGGTCGGCAGCGGGAGATGGCTGAACGATACTTAAATGCCGGAAGAGAACTTGTGGATGGCGATACAGTACAGGGCCTGTTCACTCATGAAATGGGACATCATGTGCAGTGGACGATGCTTGATCCAAAGACCACCAACTCTCTGGGCTCCAGGATGTCGGAGTTCTCTGGAAAGATTTCCGGCTATGCTACTTCCAGCAAATCGGAATACTTTGCAGAAAGCTTTGCAGCATACATGAAGGGCGAAAGGGACATTCTTGATCCGGAGTATGTGAAGTATTTGGAAGCTAAGATAAAGCCATCTACAAGAGTGACTTCAACGAATACACCAGAATACGCTCGTACTTTTAAGGCAGCTCATGAAAATCAAGTGGTAAATATCATGCGAGATGAATATGATCCATGGGTAAGAGGTCTCACCGAAGTCGAAGCGCGGGCTATCAAGAAATATGCTAAAAACTCATTTGATGATGGTAAAAAACCGAAGTTTTATGAGCGACTGAATGCTATGCTCAGGGGAGATGCTCCTGAAGATATTAAGCTTCGACAATATGCGGATACAATATCAGGGGCACTGAAAAAACAGCCTTTGAAAAGTGATATTATTTGTTACCGTAATGTAGATGTGAATCCTTTCGATGGAAAGAAGGTTTCGGACATAGTTCCTGTAAGGCAGTTTTTCAGTTCTTCAGTGACAAAACGAGGGGCGATTGACAAGAAGTATCACATTACCATATTTGCCAGAAAAGGTACAAGAGGTGCCTATATAGAAAAATTGAGCGCATATACGCGTCAGAGGGAATTCCTTCTTGACAAGGATCTGTCATATCGTATACTAAGCATAGAAGGAAATGAAATCATTGTCGAGGTGATATAGAATGGCTGAAATGACTGATAGAGAGAAAGAATACTGGGATGAACGCGCGAGCGAGATTATCAGATGTGGGGAACCTCTTCGTGGACCTGAAATTGATGAGTATAATCGCACGCATCCAATTCCGAGCAAAGAAGAAATCGAGCGCATCATAAGAGAAGCTACAGAGTAATGCCACCACCCACGCGGCGGTGGTATTTTTATGCCCAGAAGAAAGGAGCCCAGAATGAATCAAACAATCCCAATGAAGATGAAGCCTGCACAAGCCAGCGCGATGCTCTCATCCCTGCAGTCACTGAGTGACAAAGCACTTCCTGTGAAATTGTGCTATGCAATCAGCCGGAACGCGGATCTGCTTCAGCGCAGGCTGGAAGAGCTCGATCAGGAGCGCGTGAAGCTGTGTGAGCGATATGCCGCGAAGGATCCGGACGGCAATCCGGTCCTGCACAAGAATGACGATGGCAACGCGTACTATGAGATTGCCGATAAGGAAGCATTCCAGGGGGAGGTGGAGCAGCTGAATGACATCGATCTGGATGTACAGCTGTATTATCTTTACGAGGGAGTCCTGGAACAGTGCGACAACGAGAGGTATGATCCGTTGACGCCTGCGCAGTTGCAGACGATCGGTAAGTTCATTATGAGGAGCGAGACATGATCACATTAAGAATCCGGGAGGATGGTTTTCAGATGGTCGGACATGCTGGCTATAATCCGGGAAACGACATCGTGTGCAGTGCAGTCTCAGCGCTGACATGCACGCTGCTGGAGAGCCTGCGGGTGCTGACGGACAGCCTGTTTCATGCGGAAACCGGGAGCGGGAAAACAATCGTGGAGTGGCAGGCGCTGTCCGATACTGGCAAGAAATTGGTTGATGCGTGGTTTTTAGGGATCGCGCTGATCAATCTGCAATACAACTGTATAAGCTATGATTGACCGCCTTTATGAGGCGGTTTCTTTATGTCCAATCCATGATGACTTTAAAAAGCATTGAGGGCGTACGGCCGATAAGCGGAGGATTTTATGAAACACAGATATTTGATGGATTTGCATCTGTTTGATGATCCGGTCAATCCGGTGACAGGGACTGGTGCGAGCAATGGCAACGGCGGCCAGAATGCCGGTGCGAACGGAGGCGCTTCCTCCGGTGGGACATTTACTTACGAACAACTTGACGAGATCGCGACCAGCAGGGCGGACAGGGCGTCGAAAGCAGCGCTGAAGAGCTACTTCCAGCAGCATGGCCTTTCGGAGCAGGAAGCGGCTGCGGCGATCGAACAGTACAAAAAAGATAAAGCATCGAGAACGCCTGATGTTGGAACGGTCGAGAAGGAACGGGATCAGTATAAGGCTCAGCTGGAGGAACGTGATCAGCTGGATCTGCTGCGTGATAAGAACGTGCGTCCGGAGGATCTGGATTACGTGCGTTTTAAAATCCAGCAGATGGTCGATGATAAGACCGACTTTAAGAAAGCCGCTGAGAAGTTCCTGAAGGAAAACCCGCGTTTCGCCGGGGGCGGGTACCGTGTATCCACGTCTGCCGCAAGCGCTTCTACTGGAAGTTCGGCTGGCAAGAACAGCAGTATTAACGATGCGATCAGAAACGCCGCAAGGCGATAAAGGAGAATGACATGAAGAAAAATCTTTACAGAATGAATCTGAGAATGTTTGACGATGCTGCCGGTACGGCGACATCGATTGACCGGACCGGCGCAGATGCGCTGATTCCGGTACAGGAAAGCAACGAGATTGTCCAGGGCATTATCTCTCAGTCTGCAGTGCTGACCAGAGGCCGCAGACTGCAGAATATGACATCCAGACAGTACCGGGTCCCGGTTCTCGACATGCTGCCGGTTGCGTACTTCGTAAACGGTGACACTGGCCAGAAGCAGACTACTAAAATGGAATGGGACAAAAAGATGATTACGGCGGAGGAAATCGCTGTGATCGTTCCGATTCCGGAAGCTGTTCTGGATGATGCGGAGTATGACATCTGGGGTGAGGTCCGTCCGAGACTGACCGAAGCTTTCGCCGGTAAAATTGACGGTGCCATTCTTTTCGGTGTGGACAAACCGTCCTCCTGGAGAACGGATGTAGTCGCGACTGCGACCGCAGCGGGGAGCGTGATCACTCTTCCGGCAGCGAACCCGGATCTGTACGCGTCCATCATGGGCGAAAATGGCGTAATCGCAAAGGTAGAAGATAGCGGATATTTCGTTAACGGCCATATGGCTGACATCTCCATGCGTGCGAAGCTTCGTGCCCTGAGAGATGACAACGGGCAGCCGATCTTTAAATCCGATATGCAGACCGGTACGACCTATACCCTGGACGGTTCCCCGATGAACTTCCCGAACAACGGATCGTTTGATAAGTCCAAAGCTCTGATGATCTCCGGTGACTTCTCGCAGCTGGTTTACTCCATCCGTCAGGACATCACCTATAAGATCTTCACGGAAGGTGTTGTGCAGAATCCGGACGGCTCCATCGCTTACAACCTGATGCAGAATGACATGGTCGCGCTCCGTGCTGTGATGCGTCTTGGCTGGGAGATCCCGAACCCGATCAATGCCCTGAAGAAAGACAAGAATACCCGCTGCCCGTTCGCGATCCTGAAGCAGGGCTGATGAAGGAGGCTGCTTATGTATGCGGATTATGAATATTACATAGAGCAGCTTTGCGGGAAAGAGCCGTCCGTTCCGGAAGAAACGTGGGGATACTGGGAGAGAATGGCCAGACTGGAGATTGACGCCGCTACGCATGGCCGATCAGCCAGACTGACCACTCTCCCCGACAACCTTAAAGAGTGTGTTTGTGCCGTTGCTGAAGTCCTCTACAGAACTGATGTACAGTCACAGTCGTTTCAGGAGCAGGGTCTTGCAGGACCGCTCCAGAGCTGGGCGAATGACGGCCAGAGCGGCACTGTAGCGCTGGGGGAGTCCATCTATACGGAGTCCGGCAAAAAGAAGGAGATCGGGCGGCTCCTGAGGCTGTATCTGGCTGGTACGGGGCTGTTATATGCGGGGGTGATGCATCTTGAGTCGTAACCCGAATTATAACCAGGATATCACTCTGTACCATAAAAACTCAGGCGGAGCCTGGATCCGGACGGTCATGCATGACTGCTTCTGGAAAGATGTGATCACAGAGAGCCAGAGCAGTACAGATGTAAGACTGGTTAACACTTATACGGTCCGGATCCCGGCTGAAGAAGCAGGGGATAATTTCGCGGTATGTCTTGAAGACATTGTGGTACGCGGTGAGTGCCCCGACGTGATCAGTAAGGGGGAGTTATCATCTGCGGAATTGCTCCGGAAATACAAACCGAAAGCCTTTAAGGTGACGGCGTTTTCTGACAACACGAGCCATCTGATGGACAAGCACTATCGTCTGGGAGGATGAGATGAATTCTTTCAACTGGAACTGCTCTATACCAGAGCTTGCAGAGAGAAGGACCGGAGGCCGTCAGGCACGGCTCCATCTAGCGAATACGGCGATGCGGTTCATGCGCCCGTACGTCCCTGCGGAACAGGTGCATGTGCTTGCCGGGAGCGCCCACACTTATGTGGATTCAGATGGCAACGGTGTTGTCGAATACAATACGCCATATGCACATTATCAGTACGAGGGCATTCTGTATGTATCCTCCGTCACCGGCAGTGCATGGGCAAGGGCCGGTGAATACAAGGTTCCGGCAAGTCCTGAGAAGGCATTGACACATGTGACGGCCTTTGAGCCGCTTGCAACGTCCCACTGGGATGAAGCTATGATGGCAGCCCGTAAGGGAGACCTGACGAAGTCATATCAGAACTATCTGAACAGGAGGGGATCATGACGAAACACGAGGCCGTAAAGGCATACCTGGAGCCAATCTGTCAGGAACTGGCGCAGGGAGCTCTGGGGTTCAACTTTTCCCCTGAGTCAGAAGATAGCATGTCGATCATTACCCGGTATTCCGGTAAGGTCGTTCGGTATTTTATCGACGATACTGCCGAAAAGGAGTATGGTTTTTCGGTGATCATCGAGAAGATCTATTCGACTGATACTGGTGATGATCTGAACCTTCTTGCGATGAACTTCGCACAGGGCTTTATGGACTGGCTTGACACGCAGAACAAAGAGCGGAACTTTCCGGACTTCGGAAAGGGCTGCGAAGTGATAGCGGTAGAGAACCTCCAGAACATGCCCAACCTTGCAGTCATCAATCCAGAGGAAGGCCTGGCACGGTACATGGTGCAGGGACGGATCCTGTACCGGGAAGACGTATAAACAATTAAGTTAAATAAAAGGAGATTGATGCTATGAAGCTTACAAGAGGCGCTTACAGAACTTTTGTAGATGTTAATTTTGGCGCGGGTACTGTCAGCTGGTATCTGATCGGTCGCGATATCGAAGAGATGTCTACCGATCTTGGAGCTGACGTTACCACAGTAAAAAATATCCTGGACGAAACCAGCGTCCAGCACAACGGCTACGAGCCCAGCACGGAGGCCGATCCGTTTTATGCGGATCCGACAGATGCGCTGTATCCGAAGCTTCGGGATATCGCTATGGGCAGGAAGAAGGGCGATGAGTGCAAGACGAAAGTGCTTGAGGTCATTGTTGAAGACACTTCTGCCGTGTCCCACCTGGCGTACACAGAGGATGTGTATCTGGTTCCCACGTCTATTGGCGGGGATACCTCCGGTGTGAGCATCCCGTTCACAATCCATTATGCCGGAAACCGTACGAAAGGTACGGTTACGATCACAAACAAGGTCCCGACTTTCACAGCTGATGAATGAGGACGATGCCCCTGAATAAGGGGCATAATTTCTTTTGCAGATAAGGAGGAAGCATGGAGCAGATTCGTGTTAATGATGGCAGTAAGAGCTATCAGATCGTAAACGCGCAGGGAGATGAGCTTTGCGTCTTTACCTTTAATCCGTCTGATGTCAACATCCTGGAGCGGTACCAGAAGGTTGTAGACAGCCTGGAGGCAGCAATCAAGGAGATCGGCCGCGATGGCGATGCTCCGGAGGTTCTCGCAAAGGCGCAGGGCGTCATCCGAGAAAAGATGGATGAGCTTTTCGGGCGCGACACGTCGAGCCTGTGGGAAGTCTGCGGTCCACTGTCTCCACTTGATAACGGCCAGCTGTATGCGGAGAACATCCTGGAAGCAATCGGCCCGGTCATTGAGGCAGAAACGAAACAGCGCGTCGATAAAGCGCGTGAACGTATGGCGCAGTACACTGCCGCCTACGATAAGAAATGAACAGCGCATGGAAACTGCCGGACACCCTGACGGTGAATGGCCGGGATATGGCGATAAGGACGGACTATCGGGATATCCTGGAAATCCTCCGTGCATGCTCGGATCCGGAGCTTCCTTCATGGGCAAGGACTGAAGTCATGCTGAAGATCCTTTATGTGGATTTTGACACATTAAAGCCTGAAGAGCTTCAGGAAGCTGCCGACAAGGCCGTTGCATTTATCGACAACGGAAGTGAAGCCGACCAGGATCCAAAGCGTCCAAGCCCTCGCCTGATGGACTGGGAACAGGATGCGGAGCTGATCGTACCGGCGATCAATCGTGTGGCGAACTGTGGTGACATCCGATCGCTTTCGTATCTGCACTGGTGGACATTTCTCGGATATTACATGGAGATCGGGGAATGTTTGTTTTCCAGTGTCCTGAACATTCGCTATAAGCGTGCGCATGGCAAAAAACTGGACAAATGGGAAAAGGACTTCGAGAAAGAAAATCGGAGGCTGATTTCCCTGAAAAAGACAATGAGTGAAACTGAGAAGCAGAAACTGCGGGAAGAGAAAGCCGCAGTCGATGCACTGTTTGGCCTGTAACGGCGGAAGGAGGTGAGGGTCATGGCGAACCAGTATGACGGTACCATACGGATCGGCACAATGGTGGATACCAGCGGTGTCGAAAAAGGTGCCGGGGTCATTGAAGGCAAGATGAAAAACATTCTTGGCGCCGTAAAAAAGCTTGGCGGCGTTATCGCCTCTGCCTTCGCTGTAAAGGCGCTTGTAGAATTTTCGAAAGCCTGTATTGAGGTCGGTTCTGATCTGGAAGAAGTCCAGAATGTGGTGGATGTGGCTTTTGGCAGGATGTCAGGAGCGATTGATAATTTCGCAAAGGACGCTGCAGTATCCTTCGGCCTGTCCGAGCTTGCCGCAAAGCAGTATACGTCCACTATGGGCGCGATGCTTAAGTCGTCTGGTATTGCACAGATGGGGCTGACGTCAGAACAGATCACAAAGCACATGTCCGATACCATGAAGAAGAACTTCAAGGCCACCGGTGATGCGGTGACGGACATGTCGATCGCGATGACGCAGCTGTCTGCCGACATGGCATCTTTTTACAATTTGGACAACGACACAGCCTTTGCAAAATTGCGCGCTGGCATATCCGGAGAGACAGAGCCACTTAAGCAGCTTGGCATTAACCTGTCAGCGGCCAACCTGGAACAGTTCAGGTTGGCACAGGGAATCAATACGGCCTACAACGCGATGAGCGAGCAGGAGAAAATGCTCCTGCGATACAATTACATCCTTGCCGTGACCGGTGATGCACAGGGTGATTTTGCTAGGACATCAGGCAGCTGGGCTAACCAGACGAAGATCCTGAATCTGCAGCTGGAACAGATCAAAGCCAATCTTGGTCAGGGGTTGATTAATATTCTGACGCCTGTTCTGAAGCTGATCAATACAGTACTGGGGGCATTAGTGAAGCTGGCTGCAGCCTTTAAAGCTTTTACGGAACTGATCACCGGAAAGAAATCGCAGGCGGTTTCCACTGGTGCAATGATTGCCGACACCTATGACGCGGGATCCGCCGCAGCGGATGATTTTGCTTCCAGCCAGCAGAAAGCCGGGAAGGCCACTCAGCAGGCAGCGAAACAGCTTGAACGGTATCTTTCCCCTTTGGATGAAATCAATCGGATCCAGTCGGATATGCCATCCGCTAATGTCGGGGATGACAGCAGCGTAAGTGTTCCGTCTTCGGGCGGATCCGGTGCGGTTGCGGTTCCCCAGATGGACTTCGGCCAGTTGGAGGAAGGCGAAACGGTCGTTGACTCTCTGGCGCAGAAGATGGCGAACCTGTTCGATTCGATCAAGACTGGATGCCAGCCTGCTCTTGATGCTCTTAAAAACCTCTGGGAAGGTGGCCTGTCTCTGGTAATTGACTTCTCGTGGGGCGCGCTGAAAGATTTTTATGATAACTTCCTGAAGCCGCTTGCGACCTGGACAATGGGCGAGGGTCTGCCACGCTTTATTGATGCGCTCAATAACGGCCTGCTTGCTGTCGACTGGGACAATCTCAGGACCAGCATAAATGGTCTATGGCAGGCACTTGAGCCGTTTGCCGAGAACGTAGGTGAGGGGCTCTTATGGCTCTGGGAGAATGTACTTGTCCCGCTCGGGACATGGGTCATGAATGAAGTTGTCCCGCGCTTCTTTGAAACCCTGACAAATATTCTGAACATTTTTAATGCTGTCATCGATGCGCTGAAACCGTTATGGATGTGGTTCTGGGAGACAATCCTGCAGCCGGTAGCAGAATGGACAGGGGGTATGTTCCTGGAAATTTGGGATAGGATCAATGGCGCACTGGAAGCCTTTGCACAATGGTGCAGGGACAATCCCGAAACCGTACAGACAATCACGACTCTCATCCTGTCGTTTTTTGCGGCGTGGAAGATTGTCGGTCTTGTAAGCGGGATTGGAAGCATCATTTCTGCTGTCGGTAGTATGCTGCCATTAATCTCCACTGTCCTGAATCCGTGGGTATTGGCGATTGGCGGCGTAATCGCTGCCGGTATCCTGCTCTGGAGAAACTGGGATAAGGTCAAGCAGAAAGCAACGGAGATCTGGGAGGCCATCAGTACATGGCTGATCGGAAAATGGGAGAACATCAAGGCATCCTGCTGGCTTAAGTTTGAGCACATGAAGCGCAAGATCGAGGATATCTGGACGTCGATACAGACAAAGGCAGTTGAGATCTGGGAGGCTGTCGGCACCTGGCTCAGTACGAAATGGGAAGCGATCCGCCTGGCCTCATCCAAAGCATTCGGGAAAATCAAGGCTGGTATCTTCTCCGCATGGAATGCAGTGCAGGCCAAGATCACGGCCGTCTGGACTGCGGTCCACACATGGCTTACGGAAAAATGGACCGCCATTTCAGCAACTGCAACCGAGATCTTCGAAGGCATTAAAGAGTTTTTTGCGAATTTGTGGACAAATATTCGTTTAACGGCTACATCCGGATGGCTATTGTTTAAAGGGTCGATAATTGGCATCTGGACAAGCTTAAAGGCGAATGCAAAAGCCATCTGGGATTCCATCAAAAAAGCATTGTCCGATACATGGACTACTGTCAGGGACAAAGCGATAGAGTTGTGGGAGCAGATCAAATCCACAATTACAGGGAAGTGGGATGACATCAAGACAGCAATTGAAAATGCCATTCCTTACCTACAGGCACTTATAACAGCATGCTGGGGCGGCGTCAAACTTAAGGCGTCACTGCTCTGGAACGAAATTAAAGAGACTGTAACGGGGGTGTGGGATGGATTGGTGGAGGCGATTTCTGAAAAAATAGAAACGCTGAAGTCGAATATCTCTGAGGCATGGGATGCAATTAAAGAAAACGCATCCGCCGTCTGGGAAACCATAAAGGAAACAGTTGTTGGTTTCTTTTCCACCATCAAAGAAAAAGCAGTTGAAATTTTTAACGGGGTTAAGGAAACAGTTGGTGGCGCATTTGAGGGCATCGCAGATGTTTTGAAAACGCCTATAAATGCGGCGATTGCGATCATAAACGCATTTGTGCGCGTGATTAACGACTTGATGGCGCACATCGAAAGCGCACTGACTTTTACAATCGACCTGAAGAATCCATTCGGTGGTGGACAGCTCCTCTATTACGAGGTTTTCGGTCCGTCACTACCACGTGTTGCTGAGATCCCGCAGCTGGCAAGCGGTGCGGTCATTCCGCCAAATGCGCCATTTTATGCAATGCTGGGCGATCAGAAGCATGGGCAGAACCTGGAACTTCCGGAAGAACTTCTTCGCAGGGTGATCCGGGAGGAAACAGACAGTGCAGGTGGATCGTATCGTTTTACAGCGCAGATCAACCGCCGAACCCTGTTCGATGAGATGATCAGCGAAGCCCAGATGCGCCGTCAGGTATCCGGGCGAAATCCGTTTGAAATGGCTTAGAAAGGAGGTTGTCATGCAGAACCGTATCGCAATTGACGGGTGGAGTAAAATCCAGCCCACCAAATTTGAATGGAATTTCTCAACGACCTCCACAGAAGACAGCGGAAGGGTAATGTCCGGGCAGGCGATGTTGACGCCTCTCTTTACGGTCGAACAGTTCTCTGTAGAGTACAGCAATCTGAAGCCGACAGATGTAGCTGCTCTGCTCCAGAAGATCGTACAGCGTCCGTCTAAGGTGTATTTCAGCCTATACTACTTTTCACCCTACTTTGGGGTGTGGAGGACGGCAGATTTTTATGTTGGAAATGGATCGCTCAAAATCAGGACCCTGAAGGAGTCGGAAGAGAACATGCAGTCAGTATCATTTAACATTATTGGGAGGGAACCGCTGTGCTGAACGTATCAACCGAGTTTCGGACAAAGATGATGTCTGATCGGCGGTTCACCTATCAGGCAGTGATTACTTTTCTAAATGGCGCCATACTTGAACTGAGTGAGGGCGACCTGGTTGTTTCCGGGTCTCATGTGTGTGTATCGGGTGAGTCGGATTCGCTGCCGGTTGGAAACTGTATCAGCAAGGCTCTGACACTTGTGCTGTACAATGATGACGACCGGTTTGCTGACCGTGATTTCTTCGGGGCTGTTATTACCCTGACGCTTAAATACAGGCTGTCAGAAACGATTGAGCCGCTTGATCTCGGAACGTTTACAGTAACAGAGCCGGAGCAGTACGGTTCGACTGTGACCCTGACCGGATATGACGGCATGTATAAAGCGGACCGGACTTTTGATCTGAACGAAGCACCTCTTCCGATATCGGCGCACGATCTGTATATACAGGCATGCGATTATTGTGGGCTGGCGCATCCGACAGCATCTTTTGCCAATGATGATTACCAGATCAAAAATGTTCCGGATGGGATGACCTGTCGGCAGATCTTCGGCATGGTCGCGATGATCGCTGGAGGGAATGCGATTTATAAAAATGGCGGTGTACAGATCATTCCGTACGATACCGCCTTTTTTGATGCGAATCCGGAGTATGACGGAGCTGTGGTTGCCCCGGAAACTTACCAGGACTATAACAGGGCCCATCTTCTGACTGATGCGGTTACCCAGACGTTGTCAACCGATGATGTCATGATCACCGGTGTTTCCCTGGAAGCGGGTGACGATGGCGTCGAAGTCGGGACAGATGAGTACATGCTGGCGCTTGAAAATGACCTTGCGGAGGGAAATGCCTCTGATGCTGCGGAGCGGATCCTGGAGGCGCTGGAGGGACTGCGGATTCGGCCATTTACCATCGACTCGGTCTCGTATCCGTTAGCGGAGTTTGGCGACCTGTGCTATGTGGTCGACAGGAAGGGTATTGCCCATCAGTCCATCATCACGGAAATCGACTTCATGCTTCACGGCTACACAACGCTTAAATGCACTGCCAGGTCTCCGATTCGCAACGCCTCCGCTTACTACCCGGCAGCAGGGCAGGCGCGTGTCATCCAGCGCACCAGGAAACTCACAGAGGAAGCCCTGAGCACATTTGGGACGGAAAGCCAGCGGATCAACGACCTTATCATGAACTCGATGGGGATGTTTATCACGGAAGAGACAGACGAGAGCGGAGGCAAGACGGTCTATCTGCATGATAAGCCGGAGCTGTCCAATTCACAGAAGATCTGGCGGAGGAATGCCTCCGGTTTCGTCGTGTCGGATGACGGCGGGCAGACCTGGAATGCAGCCATGACTGCGGAGGGCAAAGCTTATATCAATATGCTGTCTGCGATCCAGATCAACGCGAACTGGATCGAGGCCGGTGCGCTGACGATCCGGGACGAATTCGGTAACGTGATCTTTAAAGCGGATATGGATAATAAGTCCATATACATCTCCGGTGATAGCGTATATATCGGAACCGAGACAGCTACGGAAGCGCTTGCAAATGTAAACGGCCAACTGAATGTAATTTTAACAAATGAGCAGCAGATGGTGCCGGTGGACCAGGACGGTAACTATAGCTCGTTTCCTGATGTATCGACTGATGTACACGTCATGTATGGTTCAACGGATGTGACCGCAAGCAGTGTTTTCGCACTTACGGAGGTCAACGTCGCGGGAACCTTTACAAATACTGGTGGAGTGTGCCGTTATGCCGCTTCCGGCATCACCGAGGATTCAGGTTATGTGGTTATTCAGGCTGCTTATCAGTCTAATGGTGAAACCTTCAGGGCGTCGAAGCGATTTAATATTGCGAAGGCCTACGCTGGTGGAAACGGTCCGGCAGGGGCTCCCGCAAGATCCTATTTCATCGAATCGGGCCAGCCGTTAATAAAGCTTGGTGCTGATGGAGCCTTTAATCCACCAGTAGTTACTTACACAGCCTGGTATAGGGATGGGATTGAGACGGAAAAGCATCCTTATAGCGGCCTTTTCAAGGTTGAAGTATCAGAGGATGGCACGGATTGGCGCACGGTCGAAAACATGACCGAGACCAAGACTGGGACGAGTTACACGCCAACAGACCCTAAGATCCGTAATATCCGCTGTACGTTGTATGAAGGATCCGAGCTCGAAAACACATATTACGTACTGGGCACTGGAGCAGCGTCAACGGCTTTGTCAACAGGATCAGACAGTGTTCTTCTATATGCGGATCTGCATCAGGAAGTAGTTGGAGTAGCAAATCAGCTTGATGTGCAGAACACAGTGGTTGTCGTAGATGTTGACGCGCTGTCTCAGGAACAGGTTTTTGACATCCTGACGAATGACGGTGAAACGCAGGGCATCTATCTATTCCACAATAAACTGTATATAAACGCTTCGTATATCCAGTCTGGCATCCTTAGCACGGTTCTGATCAAAGATGCGAAGAAAAGCAACAACTATTGGAATTTGTCAACAGGAGAGTTTTCTCTGGACACCTCTGTAAAGGTTGGCGGGGCCGGTGGGACACTTGGTGGAATGGTCACCAGGATCCAGACTAACGAGGATGGCCTTGCTGCAGAAGTCAGCCGCGCAAAAGGAACGGAAAACGAACTCTCCACACGGATCACGCAGACTGATGCGGACATTAAAGCGGAGGTCACAAGGGCGACAAGGCAGGAGGGCACGCTCTCATCCAGAATCACGGCAAACGCGACATCGATCACGTCTGAAGTTACCAGGGCAAAAAATGAGGAAGACAAGATCTATACGAAGATCACACAAACTTCCGAGAATCTGACAGCTGAGATTACACGCGCCACGAGAGCAGAAGATGCTCTGTCAACAAGAATTACTGCCAACGCGACATCGATCACGTCTGAGGTTACAAGGGCGAAGGCGTCCGAAAGCTCCTTATCATCCAGGATCACGCAGACATCCGATCGGATCAGCGCAGAGGTATCCAGAGCCACGAAGCGGGAAGGTGAGCTGTCTGCCAGCATCACGGCAAATGCTGATGCGATCACCACAAGGGTAACTACCGCGCAGGCCGAATCGCTGATTGAGCAGAAGGCAAGCAGCATCCGCCTGAAGGCCACAACTCTGACCTGGACTGCTGCCAATTCTTCTCTGACGCAGGACGGCACACTGACAGTAAATGCAGGCGTCTTTAAGGCGCGGCTGGATTCGCCGACTGGTAAGATCGGAGGATGGACCCTTGAAAGCAACAGACTCTACAACAAAAAGTCGATAACAATCTATGGAGCTTCGCCATCTACGCATACCTATACGGCAGAGCTGCGGTCATACGACTATAATGCTAACGCTTATGCATTCATCGTGACCGATAAAAATGAAACAACCAGCAGCAGTAAGGTAGCGTTTGCAGTTAAGTATGACGGGACGATGACGGCGGCAAAGGGAACGATCGGGCCGTGGACTGTGGATGAAGAAGGCATTTATACAGGAAGGTATTTGTCTTCGCTTATAATCGATACGATCATGCCGGAGATTGGCGACGAAACGATCATCCCAGCGACTACAGGGATTTTCTTCGGAAGTGAAGGTATTTCCATCAACGGTGATAAATTCTGTGTATCGAAAAAAGGCGGAATGTGTGCCAAGACCGCATTGATTGGAGACATATTCTTCGGATCAAACCAGACAATTGAGTTCCCGAATGGTATCTGTATGAACACCGACGCTACGGATGACTATAACGGTATCACGATTAAAAACGGCAAAATCGAGATAGCGGGAGATCATGGGAACGCAACAATTACCGGCGACACGATCAAGGTCGTGAATACAGACAGTCTGCAGTTTGATGCGTACACTTTTAAGGCCGAAGCGGGGCATGGTATTACCACAACATACGACGTAAACTGCAACACACTGAATTGCACCGGAGCGAAATCGCGCGTCGCCGAAACAAAAGATTACGGAAGCAGAAAGCTGTATTGCTATGAAATGCCATCTCCGATGTTCGGGGATATAGGCGATGGCGTAATCGGTGAAGACGGCTTGTGTTATATCAGTATCGATCCTGTTTTTGCGCAGACGATCAGTGATGCAGAGTACCAGGTGTTCCTGCAGCCGTATGGAGAGGGATCCTGTCATGTGCATAGCCGAACGGGAAGCTGTTTTATCGTAGCTGGAACACCGGGGCTGCTTTTTGGATGGGAACTGAAAGCAAAACAGGCAGACTACGATCAAATAAGACTGGAGTCAAAAATGGAAAACCTGAACACGGCAACCAGAAACTACGGACTGGATGCTGAAAAGCACATTGCGGGGATATCCGCAGAAAGGAGCATAGCATGAAAACAGTAACGAGCGTCACGATCTGGAACGATGCAGTCGGAAAGCGCATGTCCGTGACCTACTCTGTAATTGATGAGGCTGCCGGGCGGATCGTTTCCGACAACAAGCGTCTTGACCGCGTGATCACGGATCAGGCTGCTATCGATCAGTGTACCAGCCTGATGGCGATAGCGCAGCAGTTCGTCGACAGGCAGGAGGGCTGATATGGCAGATACGATTACCGTCAAAAAAATCACCGAACTGACAGCGGGCTCTGTGACAAATACTGATTTGTTCGCTGTTGGCGATGCAGGAGGGGCAACACTAAAAAAGGTGACCTTCCAACAGCTTGCGACGGCTGTGATCAGCGGTTTTACTGGAGTATCGATTGGTGGAAGCCAGCAGACCATCAAAGCGGCAGTTGACTCCGCCAATAACAAATTGACGAACCTGACAGTAAACGGCGTAGGGGCATCGACGGACAACCTGTGGCCGTCTGCTACAAACCTGCTGACTGTGACCGGCACAAGGAATGGTGGCGTATGGCTCGTCAATGATATCCCGGCAAATCTTTCTAATTGTCCCATATCAGGGGACGATACCTTTATAGCCTACAGACGGCAAGGCGTTTACTCCGGTTCTGAGATGACTTACGCGTTCGTTGAGCTGATCGAAATCGCACCGGTAACCGGGCGGCACTGGGTCAACCACTATTATCGCGGTGTGGGGAACTGGCAGGGCTGGAAGCGGATCGACAATCTGGATGATAGTAAACAATCCGGAACGGTTACAGTCGATTCCGGGCTGAGTGTTTCTTGGAAACTGATTCCGTCTTCCGGGATCCTGAATATCGCGATTACCGGCACAACCTCCGGTACCATTCCGGTAGCCAGTGACTATTATACACTTGCAACGATTCCGGCGATCGCGGCGGCGGCAACGTCCAGATGCCTAAAGATCATCGCCTATAATTCCACTTACAAAGGACAGCTAAATATCACGACCGCCGGACGGATCCAGCTGGGATATGCAAGGTCATTCTCCGATAACGCTGCGGTAAACATCGCATCCGGGCAGGCGCTATACATCAATGAGGTTTTCATGCTTAACTAGGAGGGCTTAAACATGTTTGAAAAGGTAAACTTCACACACAGCTATTGGATCTTCCTGCTCCCGTTGGTCTTCATGGCCATTGACATCCTGACCGGATACCTTTACGCCTGGCAGACGCACGACATTCAGAGCAGCAAAATGCGATCTGGCATTGTAAAAAAGGGCGGTGAGATGATCTGTATCATGGCATGCTACATCTTATCGGTCGCCCTGACCCTGCCAATCGACATCACGAAATTTTTTTCTGTCCTGATCGTTTTTACGGAACTGAATAGCAATATTGAAAACCTGTCTTTGCTTGGCGTGCCAATGCCCGGATGGGTGCGGAGGAGAATCAACGGAGCAGTGGAGGAACTGGAAGGCGACCAGGCTCCTGACGAAGATCCGCCTCAGTTACCTGTCGGAATGGAGGATGATGGGAAATGAGCGAAAACAGAATTGTGACGGCTACGCTTGGGGTATCCAAAACGGCACATACAAGATCGCTATATCAGTATGACTATGGGACAGTCTTGCAGATCGCAGGACTGTCCTTACCTTTTGCCTTTGAGGTCGACTTTGCCAATACGCCAGATCGCGGCCAGAGCAAAACGCAAATCGGACAGAACAATCAGGTATCCATCCCGGATGAATACCTCATGACCGGAAAGCCGGTTTATGCCTGGATCTTCCTGCACGATGCCGAAAGCGACGGCGAAACAGTCTACCACATTACCATCCCCGTCCGAAAGCGGACCGAACGAACTGATTACGATCCTGATCCTGTGCAACAGGATACGATCACACAGGCAATTGCAACCTTAAATCGGGCTGTTGAGCAGACCGGTGCAGATGTGGAGTCTGCTGCCGAAAGCGCGCAGTCTGCAGACTCATCTGCGCAGTCAGCCGCACGGTCAGAACAAGCGGCGCAGCAGTCGGCATCTGAAGCAGATCAGAGAGCAGATGATGCTCTTACATATGCCCAGCGCGCAGAAAATGCGGAACGCAATGCTGCGCAGAGCGCACAGGCCGCGCAGGCCGATGCTCAGGCTGCTGCGCAGAGTGCAGACCATGCAGAACAGGCAGCCGCTTCAAAGGGATGGATGTTTTTTGATATCGACGAAAACGGCGATCTGATCATGGAACACACCACAAACATAGAAGTTGATTTCAAGCTTGAGGATGGGGATTTGATCATGGAGGCGAGTGCGTAATGAGTAACGATAAAGTCAGGAAAAATCTCGGTCACGTCACTGCGTACGCTTATTATAAGGCTGGCGGCGGTACGATGACTGAAACAGAATATATGGAATTCATGGCAGACTTCGGCACTGCAGCAGAAAACGCTGTGGCAGCAAAAAATGACGCTGTCCAGGCCGCGAGTGAAGCAGCTGGGAGTGCTGCTGATGCCTCTTCGGACGCTGGAACGGCTTCGCAGGTTGCAGCTATAGCTGTCAATAAAGCACAGGAGGCGTCCGCAAGCGCGGCGTCGGCGAGCGGATCCGCAAGCACCGCATCCGGTAAAGCGGCAGAAGCTACTCAGGGAGCTGAGACAGCAACCGCAAAGGCACAGGAAGCTTCGACGTCGGCAATAGAGGCCGGTCAGAGTGCTGCCAGTGCTTCTGCGTCGGCTACGGCTGCCGCACAGAGTGCATTAGACGCTGCCGCGAGCGCTACGAGTGCCAGCCAGAGCGCCGAGCAGTTGTCGTCCGCAGTAACTCAGGTGGCGACTAATACCTCCGATATTACTGATTTAAAGCAGGATATAAATCAGATAACAAGTGGCACAAGCAACCTGTTTGATATTAACAAATTAAAAGCAAATGGAATTACTGTAGATACAGAAACAGCATCGGCAAC